CATATTAGGGTTATTAATTACTCTTACCGCATCTAGTCAAGAAAAAGTAAACGAAACTTTAATTTGTGTTAAATGGCAATGGACTGGTGATGTTTTTAATAGAAAAGTTTATTGCGTAGAATGGGTTAAAAAAGATTGTTCTAAACGATTATATAAAGATTTATGTAAACTAGGAGTTTAAACATATGGATCTTATTGAGAATATTATGAAGTTATGGCCTGTATTTTTAGGGTTTATAACTTTAGTAGTTGTACTAGCTAAGGCTGATAATCGTATAGCCGTATTGGAAGAAAAAGTTCGTACTTTATTTGATCTTTTCAATAAGAAATAGTTTACGCACTTATATTTTGAAAGCGTTTAAATATGGATCCAATTACAATAGGTCTTGCTTTTAGCGCCGCACAAAGTGCCGTAAGTCATATCAAGCAAGCTATAGCATTAGGTAAAGATGTAAATAGTCTTGTAGGTCAGTTTAGTAAGTTTTTTGAATCGTCAGATTCTATTCACAGAGCTAGAACTCAACAAAAAGCCAAAGCACAAATGCTTGGTAAAACAGATGCAGAATTAGGCAAAGAAGCATTACAAATTGCTATGCATAGTGATGCACTTCGCGAACAAGAGCGTGAATTAAAAGACATGATTATTTGGCAGATGGGTAAACCTCAAATCTGGGAACAAATGATTAAAGAACGCACTCGTTTATTTAAACAACGTGCAGAAGCTGAGCAAGCAGAAAAAGAAAGACAACTAGCGCATAAAAAGAAAATGGCAGATATGTTTTTATTTGCTATGTATTTTATAGCAGGATCTGTTGTATTGTTCGCTGTAGTAATGGGTGGAGTTGGTATTTACGGAGCTATGGAAGAGAAAAAAGCTTATGAAGCAAAAGTAATTCAACGAAATGCAGTTATACGTCAACAACAAAAAGAACGAGATAAAAAAGAACGAGAAGAAAGAGACAAAGCAGTTGCTGGAGGTTAAACTATGTATTTCAACATAATCATTACATTTAATGATATATTATTTTTACTGTCCATGATACCTTTAGTTGCAGTATTTTGTGTTATGTTTAAAGATTATTTAAACGATAAAGACAGATATAAATAGGAGCACAATGGATCCAATCACATTGTTTGCACTAGCTAATGGAGCTGTTTCTGCTGTTAAAGCTGGATGTCAATTATATAAAGATATTAAAGGTGCAGCAGGTGATATTAAAAGTGTTCTTAAAGATTTAGATGAACAATTTGATAATAATCATAAAAATAAACCTGCTACTATTACGCAACGCAATGCTTATATAGAAGAAAAAAATCGTGTAATTGAATTAAATAAACGTGATGGTGAGACTACAGGTATTTATCAAGAAATCGGTGAATACTTAGGTCAATATTATGATAACATGAATAAATGTTTAGTAATATTTGCAGAAGAAGAACGTAAAAGTCGTGAAGAAGTATACGAAGGTGATGATAGTTTAGGCAAACGTGCACTACAACGTGTTTTAATGAAAAAACAATTAGAACAAATGCAAACAGAATTACGCGAATTAATGGTATATCAAAGTCCTCCTGAATTAGGTGCACTATATACTGATGTAGAAGCAATGATGAAAAAGATGGCTAAAGAGCAAGGGGTACTTTTTACCAATAAATTAAGACAACAAGAAATAATACAAAAAAGAAAACAAGCTAAACTAAAAGCTATTAAAAATGACATAATTTTTGGTTTAGTAGGTATTGCACTCACTATTACTTTTGCACTAAGTATGGTATGGGTAGCCTACGATCGTATGGAAAAATATCCTCAATATGGTAAAGGTATAATTCCTAGGAGTCCTGATAAACGGGAAGAAAAATATATTTATATAGGTAGGTAACAATGGCAGCAGAAAACTATGCAAAACTAAGTGATAGTGAAAAGAAAAAAGAAGATTGGATGAATTCAAAGTGGCGTCCAATGATGGGTTGGATTTATATGTTGACTTGTATAACTGACTTTATTATATTTCCTATTTTATGGAGTATGTTACAAGCAGCAATGAAACAACCTATTACACCCTGGCAACCTATTACATTACAAGGTGCAGGATTATTTCACTTGTCTATGGGTGCTATTATTGGTGTAGCAGCTTTTGGTCGTACACAAGAAAAATTAGCAGGAGCTCAAAATGGCGGTGCAACGACTACAATAACAGGACTTCAGACCGGGTTAACAACACCTGGCGTATTTCAGACAACACGAGTACAGTCGCCAACAATTCCAAGCGGATTTAATGGAACAAGTGCCAGTGATTTTAATCAACCACAGGTTAGAGTTGGATTCGGTGGAAGAATGGCACCAGAACAACCACTTTACCCTCAACTATAATGGTATTTAAAAATGGCAACAACAAGATCAACAACTGCAACAAGCCCGCAACTCTCAGAACGAGTAGCTATAGTAGAAACTAAAGTAGACGGTATGATTGTTTGCATAGACGAAATAAAAATAAATATTCGTGATATGCACGACTGTTTAGATAAAACTAGAGAAACAGTATTAGCTGAATTAAAAGTTATGAATGATCTCAGTACAGAACAACATGAAAAATTGGCTGAAAAAGTAGGTGATTTAGAAAAATTTAAAACTAAAGGTACTTACTTAATTATGGGTGCAGTAGCAGCACTTGGATGGGCAGCAGGACATACTAGTGCCCTTGGACTTTTTAAATGATAGGAAACAGTATGAAAAAATTATTTTGGACAAGTTTAATTGTTCTTGGATTTACTACTGGTGCATATGCAGCAGAAACTAAAAAAGTTTGTCATGACGAAACTAAAAATGGCAAAACCGTAAAAGTTTGTAAACAAGTTAAGGTTCATAAAAAACTAGAAACTAAATAAATAGTCCTATACTGGCCTATTTAACTTAATAGGCTGAATTTTCAATCAATTAAGGAAGTTTATGGCAAGTGGTAAAAGAGCAAGACGTATTGATAATGTAATCGAGTTAAAAACAAATCCTGTTGCTTATGGTTTTCAAGAAATTAAACCTCTCAACTTTATACAAGCTGAATATTTAAGAGCAATTCAGTCTAATCAAGTTGTATTTGGAGTAGGTAGTGCAGGTACTGGTAAAACATACATTGCTGCTACTTATGCTGCAGGTGAATTATTTCATAAACGAATACAGAAAATTATACTTACTCGACCTAATGTTGAAACTGGACGTGGACTTGGATTTTTACCAGGCACACTAGAAGAAAAGTATGCGCCTTATTTAGAACCTTTTGATAGTGTATTCTCGCGCAGCCTTGGAAAAGGTTTTTATGAATATGCACTAAAGTCAAAAGACATTGAACCAAAACCATTAGGATTTATGCGTGGATCTACTTTTGATGATTGCATTGTTTTATTAGACGAAGCACAAAATGCTACACGAGATGAAATGAAAATGCTGTTATCACGCATTGGTAAAAATTGTAAAATGATTATTAGTGGTGATGTAGATCAAAGTGACATTCCTGAGTCTGGACTATCAGATGCTGTTAATAGATTAGATAGAATTCCTGGCATTGAAGTGGTAAGGTTTTTAGATGAAGATATTGTACGCAGTAAAATGTGTAAACAAATTATTTTAGCTTATAGAGATTAATTATGGCAGAAATGTATAAACCCACTGAGGGTATGGCTAGTGCAGCAAAACGTGCACTACAATGGCACGAAGAAGGTAAACCTGGCGGTACTATGGTTGGTTTAGCAAGAGCCAATCAGTTAAAAAACGGTGAAAATTTATCGGCTAGTACTGTACTAAGAATGTTTTCATTTTTTAGTCGTCACGAAGTAGATAAACGTGCTACTGGTTTTAACAGTGGTGAAGAAGGTTTTCCAAGTAAAGGCAGAGTAGCTTGGGATTTAGGGGGTGGTGATGGCGGTTACAGTTGGAGTCGTGAAAAACGTGATCATATTATGAATACGCGTAAAGACTATGACGTAATACAATACGCAGCTACCTTTTTATCAAGTTCTGATGGCTAAAAGAAAAGCCCCTAAGTATTGCTACTTAGGGGCTTCTTTTTTGCTTAGCTAAACTTCTTTTTTAGAATTCTATAGCGCCCATGAAATTTGCTGGAATAAGCAAATTTATTTGCCATATCAGTAAATTCTTTTTGGTCTATTAAATGTGTTTTTAATATAACTTTTCGTTCGGTTAGTGGTAGAATATTAAGTAAAGGTTCTCCACTATACAAGTCAATATCTGCATTAACTTTTTTAGGCAACCACATATTACAGTTTGCACCACATTGGTATTTATAATTTAAAACTCCGCCAGGAATTCTAAACTTAAACATATTGCTAGGCTTGTTCCAGTCGTTATGAAATAATTGAAAATTTATTCCTGATTTTTCCTGTAATTGCCATGGTGCAGTAATTTTCATATGTATAAGGTCTGCAAACTCTTCGTGGTCAAATTGAGCAGTAGGATGATGCCCAATTTTCATATCTTCAGCAGAACTTTTCCACGCAAAATTACCTTGTTCGTCGTACTTTAGTTTTAAATCACACCACAGAGGGATAGTAAACATATTTTTATACATGTCTAGTAAACCCTCACATACTTTAATAGTAGCCATAGGAGTGAGAATTGGATTACCTTCGGTAGATATTTCACAATGAGATCTTAAAGACTTCCACCACTCCGGATATAGTTGTGTAGATTTTACAACAGGGTTTTGGTAAAAAACACCTGCATGAAAGGTATATGCATCTAAAGTAACTGGGCGTAGCCTAGATATAATGTCAAACATCTTTACTATCTTTCTCATCAGGTAGTTGCGCTTGCGCCTGTTTTAGAATTTTCTGAGTTAGTGGATTAGCAGTTTTAGCGGGCAACTCTTGTAAACCCGCTAAAACAGTATTTGCTTCTTCTACTGTTAACTCAATATTAATGATTTTATCTTTTTCTGTTGTCATTTTATCGGACAAGCTCCTGTTGCACATTCAGCATCTAAGATTTCATCAAAGCTATTTGCCGCATCAATTGAAACAGGTTTTAAGCTATGAACATAGTTTTTGTAAGTTTGTTCGTCTACTACTTCTTGTGGAAGATATAAGTAGCCTAAATCTTTAGCTGTTTTTGTAGGATCGGTACGATAAATAAAACTAACACCAACATAACAATCCCAATTATCTAACAACCAGTCAATAATTGCTGGAACTTCACTAGGATCATAACTAATTGTTACACTAGTATTTTGCTGAGTCCATGAAGTCTGAATCAACTTATATTTTTCTAATTGATCTACTGCACTGTCTAAATTTACTTCTTTTCCGTTTTGTTTGTGGAATGGAACATCTGCCCACTCTACAGGAAAAGTAACTAAAACACCACTAGGATCAGTAGGATGATTAATTACATTGTAATTGGCTTCACGAAGTACTTCAACAACGGGGTCGAATCGACTAAATTGTACGTTATTGAATATGTACTTGCCCAAGGGTTTGTGTACGCCTTCGGTTGTGTCCATGATTTTTGACAGTGTGCCGCTGGGCTTGATACAAGTAATGTTTTTAGGTCTTGGTAACCCCAACTCTTCTGCCATGCCAATAGCGGCTGCTGTTGCTGTGCGTTTAAGGTATTCATAATCATATCCAGTCATATCAGGACGTTTAGCAATACCGGTAAGTCCGACTCCACATAAACGCAAGAAGTAGTTGTTGAGGTGCCAGGACTCCTGCAAAATACCATCTTGTAGGTTAACACATGTTTGTCGGTAATTTGCTCTAGCTGCCAATCTAATGGCTGCATGAAGTCCTGCAGTGTCGCCTTTGAACTTGGCAATATCTGTTTCCGTAAGGTTACAGAAGCTTTTATTTCCGAGCAAGATCTCGACACATGGATTTGCTCCCTTAAACCAAGGTGCTCTGCGTAAGGCTTCAACTTCATTAATAAATCCAGGCTCCGAACCGCCTGCCTCCAACATTAAACCAAAAATTTTCTCAAGATCTTGTTTAAGGGGTTTTTCCTTAAATACGAGTGAGTTGTTAGACTGTTGACGGTGTGAATTGTTGTATAGCCACCAGTCTTTTTTAGCCGTAGCAAATTCTTCCCACTCTGGCTGACCATAGTCAAAAAGTGCGATTTCCGCACTGCGTCTGCTAGATAGGATAGTACCGAGATGATTAACAATATCAAGAATGTCCATCCTAGTAAGCAGGCTGTCAGCTCGGCCATTAAGTATAGTTGCGATAGCGACATAGGCTGTACTAATTGCACTATCGCCAGATGAAATCCATCCATAACCTTTTAACCTCTCACCTGCAGGACGAAGCTGACTAAAATCGAGCACAAGGGTATCAGCAGGATACTTACCAGCAATAAGTTTACCGATAGATTTTGCCCAAGCTTCGGCGCTATCTCCGACTTGAAGCGTCCAAGTTTTTGTTTCTTCGTCAAATATTTCTGTGTTATGCTCATTTCCACCTTTAGCAGTACGAGTACTGCGAACTACTTTAATATCTTTAATAGGTTTTGAAAATCCATTCAAAGTACCTACAATAGGTTTAAACCCTACTCCACAACCCTGTAACAATAGCCATAAAACGTCTACTACATCATACACAGTCTCTACGTGGGTAAAGCTACAGTTAAACTGACTTGCTTCACGTGTTTTTGCTACCTGAGTACCGCCTAGCCATAGTGTACGACCACTCATTGCTACTTTACGATCTAACATTAGTTGTTCTAAGTCGTAGAGTTCTGCAAATTCTAAATCAGTTAGGTCTCTGCCTACTGCTCGTTCCCATAGCCATTGTTGATGATCAATGACACGAGCTACTGTTTCTTGCCATGTTTCAAATTGTTTTCCGTCGTCTGAGGTAGGGCGATTATATGTACGACGTGTAATTACTTGTGCTCTTGTGCTTACCATGATTTCCTTTATGTTCCTGTACTGCCAAAACCGCCAGTACCTCGTTGTGTATCATTCCAAATATCCTTAAAATCAACCAGTTCAATGGGCTGAATTACCAGTTGAGCAATACGCTCACCAGGCACAATTTTATAAGGGTCTTCGGAAATATTTTTTAACAAAACTTTGATAGTTCCACGATAATCCGTATCAATAACGCCTACGCTGTGAGGGATAACAATTCCCTTTTTTCCTTGACTGCTTCTATTATACACAAAGCCTGCAAAGCCTTGTGGAATTTTGATGGCTATACCAGTATCAATAAGTTTTTGTTCATTTGGATAAATATCAATTTCTTGGGTGTTGTCCTCAAACCACGCAAACAGGTCTGCGCCTGCATCTGTCGGGTGAGCACGCTTAGGTAATTGAGCACCTGGATTAACTAAACACTCTAGTGTTTTTTTCATTTCTGTATGGTATATACTAGTACCACCATTGCTTATCATTGTATTTGCGTTCATTTTAAGTAGTTCTCCAAAATTTCATCAATTTGTTTGCAGTTTTCTACACCAATAGCGTCTTCGCTATAAGTGACTAAATCCATAAGTTTATAATTTAATTCTAGTTGATCTTTGCATTTGTTAAGAGCTTCAATATATTTATACTTTCCGCTAAGAGGAATACTGGCAATAATATCCCAAGTGCTGCCATATTCACTAATAAGACCAACAGCACGTTTGGGGCCAATACCAGGAACACCAGCCACATTATCACCACTATCCCCAGTAAGACATTTAATACTGATATAGTCTTCAGGTTCAAAATCATAGTGTTCATTCCAGTTGTCAATTGTAGTCTCCTTGCGAGTAACATAGCTAAAACGTGATACTGTTGGACTTACTAATAAATCCCAATCTTTATCACTAGACACCAGCCAGATATTATCAATTGGTAATTTTTTAGCAACAATGTACGCCGCAATATCATCAGCCTCAACACCTTGAAAACGAACAACAGGATAATCTGTTGTGTTTTGAATATGTTCCAATGTTTTAGTAAAATCTTCAAAAAACAATTCAAACTGTGCTTTTTCAGCATCTGTTTGTAGTTCAAATTTATCTTTGCGATTTTGCTTATATTCAGGATAAATAGCTTTGCGGTAGCTTGAACTACCTTGATCACAAGCAATAATAACGTGTGACGCACGATAACTTTTCTTTAGACTTTGTACTGTGCGTAAGTAGTCTTCAGCAAAATCAGTAGCACCGCTATGCTTATAGCGAAATGCTAAGTTGAGTGCATCTACCACTAGTAGAGTATTTTCTTGTTCTGTAATTTTTGTAAATGTTTTAGACATGGTTATTTATGTTGTTTAATGTAATATTATACCTGATCTAACCTAAATTGTCAAGTTACAAAAATAGGGTTATCATGTGTAAGCCAGTCTTCCAGCAATGCTGTAAAGAACTCGTGACCATCACACTGTACAAATACATAGCGATAGCTATTATCTTTAGGCATTTTTTCAAATGCCACAAATATTTTAGATCTGTCAAATTTGTATATTAAAAGCGGATATTTAGTAACTTGTAAACCCTGACGTACTGTTTGTTTCCAAAACTCTAATAGCTGTGGATTTTTATCAGTAAGCACGTGTGATGTTAAATGATCTTCTGCATAGCCTTTTACTTCTACACAAAATTGGTTACTTCGCCCAGGCACATACAAATCACCTTTTAACTGATGTTTAGGGTCAAGGGCTCCACTTCCTGGAACCCTTTCCCATCCTAAGCCAGTGTGCTTTCTTAGCATATCCCTGACTACGGTTTCAGTTCTTGCGCCTTTTGCTCTACTATCAACCATTACTCAGCGGGTGCTGACTCTACAGGTGCTGGGGCTGGTTGAGATTTAGTTTTTACAATAGTAGCTGAAGTATCTACTACAGGGGCGGGTACTGCATTGATTTCAATTGTAGCATTTTGATCAATTCTAATAGTAGCTTTGCCACTTTCACCATATATTGTACGAGTATTATACTCGTCATCAGTAAAACTATCGCCAACTTTTAGTGCAATTGTTTTGCCATTTCTATTAATAGAAACTACTGCATCGCCTGTTAATTCTTCTAAAATCATATTATACCTCTATTTGTGAGATGTTGTTACGTTTCACTACATTTACTTTTTCCAGTAATGGGTGCGTAAATCCGTGTGAAACAAGGAAAGTATTTAAGTGTTCTTCTCGTAGTAACACTTCTACTAATTTTTCTTTACCGTCAGTATCTAGCGTTTCTACAGTTTCGTCTAATATTAATAGATTAATTCTTGAACTAGATAGGGTTTGCATAAGTTTTCTAATTGCTAACAATGTAGCAACATTAACTCTAGCTTTTTCGCCACCGCTTAACGCTAATATTTCTATATCTTTGCCATTATCTGTAATAACAACATTTAATTTATCACTAGCATTAATTTTAAAACTGATTTGAAATCTACCATCACTTAGATCAACTAAATATTTATTAGTAATTTCTTCCAAATCTTTTACTAAACATTCTATTTTATATGCAACTAAACCAGTTGTTGAAAATGTTTTAGTTAACACATTTAATATACTCATGCGCTCACTAAGTTCATGAAGATTATTACTATAAGTTTCTAATTCTTCACGCATTTCTACTAATTGTTTACTTACTAAGTCTACTTTAGTATTATGTGCTAAAATTTCTTTATTTTTAGACTCTGCATTAGCGATTTGTTTGCGTAATTCTTGTAGTTGTGTTTCTAGCTGGTTTAAAGTAGTTTCTATTTGTTGTTTATCTAATAGTTCGTTTTGATACTCAGTATTAATCAGTCTGTGGTATTTTTCCCACTCTTCTTGTGATTTTTGAGCTTGTTCCCATGCAGTTTTTTGTTGTTTTAAACTAAAAATTCTGCCTGCATATTCACTTGAAAGCAATTCAGCACTTTCAACTTCTGTAGCTTTTTCAGTAATCAACTCAGTAACTTTAGATTCATTAATCTCTGACAAACAGGTAGGGCAAGTACCATGCAATGCTTTCATCTTTTTAATAAATGTTTGTGCGTCACTTATTGTTTTAGATAATTTAGCTACTTCTGATTGATATTCCTCAATACCTTCTTGAGGTTTATCAGGAATAGGTAG